AACGTGTCCGTCGCAGTGACCGACGAGCTCATGCGAGCTGTGGCTGAGGACACATCGTTCGACTTGAAGTTCGACGGGGTGGTCTACCAAACGATTCAAGCGCGTGACCTCTGGCATGAGATCATCAGTTCGACCTACGCCTATGCCGAACCTGGCGTGTTGTTCATCGACAGGATCAACGAACGGTCGAACCTGTCGCACTGCGAGGACCTGGCGGCGACCAACCCATGCGGCGAGCAGCCCCTACCACCGCACGGCGCGTGTCTTCTCGGCTCGATGAACCTGACCCGGTACATCTCGGACCCATTCACCGAGCGTGTCCGCTTCAATAAAGATCAGTTCACGCAGGACGTCGCTCTCGCCATCCGTATGCTCGACAACACGATTGACGTGTCACGCTTTCCGCACCCCGAGCAAGAGGCTGAGGCCAACGCGAAGAGGCGGTTGGGTCTGGGCTTGACTGGTCTCGCCAGCTCCCTTGCCATGATGCAGGTGCGCTATGACAGCGATGAAGGGCGTGCCCTGGCGAACGAGTGGGCCTACGCGATGAAGGTCGCAGCGTACCAGGCGTCGACTGACCTGGCTGCGGAGAAGGGGGCCTACCCGGCCTGGCGTGAGGCCGCGCTGTCCAGTTACAACATGCTCGACCTTCCGCCTGACCTCCAGAAGACTTTCGCGAACCAGGGGCTTCGCAACGGAACTCTGACCTCCATCGCTCCGACGGGCACGATCTCCCTGTTCGCAGACAACGTCAGCTCCGGCATCGAACCCATCTTCGCCACCTCGTACACGCGCAAGGTTCTGCAGAAGGATGGCAGCAAGCGTGACGAGGAGGTCGCCGACTATGCCGTGCGCCTCTACCGTCGCATGCGGGGTGACGACGCACCGCTGCCTGACTACTTCGTGACGGCCCAGGACATCAGCCCAGCGGCACACGTTAAGATGCAAGGTGCCGTGCAGCGTGTCGTCGACACCTCGATCTCAAAGACCATCAACGTCCCTGAGGACATCGCCTTCGAGGACTTCAAGAACGTCTACCTGATGGCCTACGAAGAAGGCTGTAAGGGCTGCACGACCTATCGCCCGAACGAGGTGAGAGGGTCGGTGCTGTCAATTAACTCTGACGCACCTGCTGACCCTGGTCCTGCAGCCACTGTCACTGTGCCAGCGGAACGACCCGACAAGCTCACAGGTGTGACGCACAAGGTCAGGTACGCCAGCTCGCCCCACGCTTACTACATTACGATCAACTCGGACGCTGACGGGCGTCCCTTCGAGCTGTTCGTGACCTCCAAGAATGTCGAAGGGGCTGACCTGATGGCCGGTCTCACTCGGATGATCAGCGCAGTGATGCGACGAGGGGGTGACTTAGGCTTCGTGGTCGAGGAGCTGAAGGCCGTCTATGACCCGCGTGGTGGCCAGTGGCACAACGGCAGGATGACGCCCAGCCTGCTAGCCGTGATCGGCGGGATTATCGAAGAGAGTGTCGTCGGGCGAGCCTGCCAGGGTGACTGTGGCTGTGACTGCCAGGGTGACTGCCAGGGTGACTGTGACTGCAAGACAAAGACTGAGCCTGCCCCCACGGACGCATCGCTGTGTCGCGCGTGCGGCGAGCTAGCGGTGGTGCGCTCCAGTGGCTGCGCGACATGCACTAGCTGCGGCTCATCAGCCTGTGGATAAAATTTGCAATATACGTATTGACCCCAACAGGCATAGTACTTATATCTTAGCGCATAAGAAAGGAGTTGTTGACCAACAGCGATAATTGTTGGTGATACAGGGGGTCGGGATTGTCATCAATCGTGATCGACAGCATGCCCCACCGAGATTGCTATGCTGAGCGTAAGGAATGAACCTTTATTCGTGATGTGACCAAGGCCTACGGCGGACCGTAGGCTTCACATCAGACCCTGATCTTGGATAACAGCAGGCTCACCGCCTTCCCATTATTATCCAATGAGTCAGAGGCGCTACCGTGCTCGTTGTGAGCCAGCATTTACCGGAGGACCGGTCCTGGGAGCGATGTCGGGTCAGGTTACCCTGGAGAACAAACCCATGGTAAGTTCAAATTCGTCAGGAGGAGTAATAGGTAGGTCGGTTACAGTTTGGTTCACGCCCTTCACGGTGGACGTTTACATCGAGCGGTTAGGCTCGAATGAAAGTAGATGGTCTCTGTTTAAGGACGAAGCGGACGTATTCATCGAGGCAGGGCGATTTCGTGCTTCTGCGGGGATCACAAACCACCAAAAGGGCCGATCCCCCCCTGGTTAGGACTAACCTCACTCTCGACCGGCGGCTTACAAGGCCTGGGCGGGTGCCGAAGCGGATTATATGATCTGCAGTGGGTCAAGAACCGGGACGAAAAGCCCGGTGGGAGAAACTGAATGGATGACGCATTTGAAAACCCTTTTCGTACACGCAGAGTGCGTGATCTCGCCAACGTGATGGAGCTATTCGCTGACCTGCGGCGGGACATGCCGCTGCAGCTCATAAGAACATTCCTGATGGTCGCGGCCGACCCTGGACGACCGTTCAAGGAGTACAGCAAGCGCCTGGGAATCAGCCAATCATCGATGTCACGCCATATGTCTGAGCTGGCCGAGTGGGGACAACGCGGCAACCAGCCTCTTCGCTTGATCGAGTCCTTCGAGGACCCGGAAGAGCGACGGCGCAAGTGCGCGCGGCTCACCCCTAAAGGTGAGCAGACCCGCGACCGCCTGGTCGATCTCCTCGGAGGTGATCGGGGTGACTGAAGCTGGTGTGAGCCTTGAGGCTAAACTGCCCAAGGGCATCCGCCTGCGCCGTGGCAAGTTCATGGTCGACCTTATGGTCGATGGTGTGCGGCGGACGGCGACTTACCCAACACTAGAGGAGGCACGCGAGAAGCGAGCTGAGCTATACGAGGAGTTGTCGTCGTCGTCGTCGCTGGCCAGGACAAAGAAGCGAGACACAGACTCGCGGCCATGGACTTTCAGCGAGGCCTGGGAGTTCACGCTGAACAACGTCTGGTCCGGGACGCCCCAGGAGAATGAGTCCTGGCACCATTTCAGGCAGTTGATGGCACTAGTCGGCCACGACACGCCCGTCACGGCCATAGACACGCCGAAGATCGACAACGTAGTCGAACATTTGCTGGCGACTGGAAATGCGTCAGGGACGATCAACAAGAAATTGAGTTATGTCTCAACGGTCCTCAAGCAGGCGTCGATGAGGCCGGGTCAGAGCGGCCTCCGCTATGTGCCGCACATCCCGCGTCGCAAGGTCACAAACCGACGTGTTCGCTACCTGACCCCGGATGAGGAGCTTCGGCACATCGAGCGGGCTATGGTCAAGGGCTGGTACACCTATATCGATCAGTTCATCCTGCTCATCGACACCGGCATGAGGCTCAACGAGTGCTGGAAGCTGACAGGCAAAGACTGCCACCTCAGCGGCAGCGATCCTTGGATAAACGTCTGGCGCGGCAAAACGCACAACAGCACCGCTGTGCCGCTGACGGAAAGAGCGCTAGCGATCCTACGTAAGCGGTCAGTTGAACCGTCTCAGCGCGTCTTCAGCGAGATGCCGGAAGGCCAGGCGGCGAACTGGAGATTTGAAGAAAAGTTCAGGAAGATACGGGTCGAGCTCGGCTTGGGAGAGGACAAGCAGTACGTGCCTCACGTTCTGCGCCACACGTTCGCCAGCAGACTGGCCCAGGCTGGCGTCGATATACTCATGATCCAAAAACTCATGGGACACTCGAGTATCATTCAGACGATGCGGTACGCTCACCTCAACACGACCAGCCTGAGCGTTGCCATCAAGGCGCTGGACAATTTCAATAACCGAGGCCCATCATAACGACATGTTCTGCGGGTTTTGCGACACGAGTTTGGTCGCAAATAAGGTGCAAAATTTGTTGCAAATCTGCAAAATTAGAGAGCGTGTCTAAGCCTAAGTACATGTAATTAAAGGAAATTTTATTTCTCTATGTAATTGTCGATTCTGCGTGGTGAAATCCCAATCGGGATAACTATGAAAATCCGAGTATTTACAACGCATTATCACAGGCCGTTTGAGTATCATACGATACTACCCCAATTGGGTAGAATTTTTGCGACCGCCCAAACCTGTTGCAACCCTTGCAACCGTTTTGCCTCAGATAGGGAGCTGGATATGACAGACGACAGCTTGATGACCAGGCAGATTGAGCTTGAGGTTGAGATGTCGAATCTCGGCGCTGAGCGCTACATGCGATCCATCCGCCGTGCACAGGATAGGGGCGACGAGGGTTCGACACCTTACGGCCAGCGGTTGATCAAGCAAGCCATTGAGCCGCTGGCTGTCGCCATCCAGGAGTTCATTACGGCGGCTCGGGCAGGTCAGGTGGGGCGGCGACACAGCTCGCTCAAGTATTTTGAGATGCTCGACCCGGAGGTAGCGGCGTTCATCATCGCTCGCCAAATCCTGAACACACTGACGCCAGGTTTTCAGCTCCAGCACACCGCGCTGCTTGTTGGTACGGCACTGGAAGACGAAGTGAGGCTCGCGTCGTTCATCACCGAGACAGACCAGTGGCGCTGGAATCAGCTGCTCAAGCTGTCCACATCGTCGCACAAAAAGCATCGGCGAGCCGTCCTGGTCGCTGGTGCTAAGCGGGGCGACAAGACGTTTGAGTCTTGGGGCAAGGTCAGCCGGGTCCACGTCGGCCTGAAGGCCATCGACCTGTTCATCAAATCCACCGGCCTGGTGGAACTGGACAAAGACGCGCGGGGCCTGAAGGACACGAGGATATTTGTGCGAGCTACGGCAGCAACACTCGACTGGGTGTCGCGCAAGATCGATGCCTGCGAGTTGTTGACGCCAGCTTACCTGCCTTGCGTTGTCGCCCCGCGACCGTGGACCAGCCCGCGCGATGGCGGATACCACACGGAGATCGGGCCGGGGCTGACCTTGGTTAAAACCAGGAACCAGCCCTACCTCGAAGAGCTGACCAATCTCACGCCGCACCTGACCCAGGTTTACCGCTCGATCAACGCGGTCCAGTCGACACGCTGGCGGGTCAACACGAGGGTGCTAGACGTGATGCGCCACGTCGTCGATGCCGGCCTCACGGTCGGCAACACGCCACCTCCCGATGCCGAGGATATCCCGCCGCGCCCTGCTCACATTCCAGAGCGCATCCGCAAGGCTGAGATGACCAAGGCTGAGCTGGTTGATTTCCTGCGCTGGAAGGAGCGTGCGACAGCCGTCCACGACCACAATGCAAGCCTTATCAGCCGCCGCCTCATGATCGCAAAGACCGTTCATGTGGCCGAGCGCTATCGTGACGAGAAGGCGTTCTTCTTTGTTCACCAGGTTGATTTCCGAGGGCGCATTTACGCGGTCGCAGCGAACGGCTTCACGCCGCAGGGCAATGACCATGCTCGCAGCCTCCTAGAGTTTGCTGACGGCCTTCCCATAGACAGCGAGGAAGCTGCCGGATGGCTCTACATCCACGCAGCCAACATGTACGGCGAGGACAAGTGCCCGCTCGATCAGAGGGTGGGATGGACCGATGAGCACAGCGATCTCATGATCGAGACAGCCTCGGACCCGCTCGGCAACACTTGGTGGGAAAACGCCGACAAGCCCTGGCAGTTCCTCGCGGCCTGTTTCGAGGTCGCTGGCCTACTGGAGCATGGCTATGGCTACGTCAGCCGCATCCCGGTTCAGGTCGACGGCGCGTGTAACGGGCTGCAGCATTTCTCTTCAGCTTTGCGCGACCCGATAGGCGGTGCGGCCACAAACCTGACGCCATCGGAGGGGCCGCAGGACATCTATCAGCTCGTGGCTGATGTCGTGGTCGAGAAGTTGGAAGCCGTGAGCGGAGATGACGAAGCGGACCCGACCGGGTTTGCGCCGCTGTGGCTAGAGTTCGGCGTTGATCGCCGAGGCACGAAGCGTCCTGTCATGGTGCTCCCCTATGGCGGGACGCTTCATAGCTGCCGTGAGTACGTCGAAGCGTGGCTGGACGAGGATTGCGATCCGAAGACAAGGCCTGACCCGTTCGGGCGTTTCAACAGGTTCAAGGCGACACAGTTCCTTGCGAAGATTGTGTGGGACAGCATCGGCGAGGTCGTCGTAGCTGCTCGACAAGCAATGGCTTGGCTGCGCGAAGTTTCATCGATTGTCACGAAGCATGGCGTCCCGGTCTCTTGGACATCACCTTCCGGCCTGCCGGTCGTGCAGCCCTACAGAGAGATGCGCCGCCGCAGGCTGAAAACCAAGATCGGTGACGTCATCATCAAGCTCAACATGACGTCCGAGACGGACAAGGTCGACACCCGCCGCCAGCGCAACGGGGTGTCGCCGAACTGGGTTCACAGCTTAGACGCGGCCCACCTTGCGAGGACGGTCTGCATCGGCGACGAACTCGGGATCAAGCACTGGGGCATGGTGCATGACAGCTACGCGACACACGCCGCCAACATCGAATTGATGAACCAGTGCCTCCGGGTAGCGTTCGTCGAGCTCTACACCGACAGTGATGTGCTGCAGGACTTCCGCCGCCAGGTGGGCGAGGCGCTGCCTGGAGGTGAGGATGATCTTCCACCAGTGCCTGACAGCGGGTCGCTGCAGATCGAAGACGTCCTGGAGTCCGATTTTTTCTTCGCATGAATCTATGCCAAATGGGATTGCTATGGAACCGAAGTCACTGAAAATTAAGCTGCATATGGGTGCATCGGACCACTCGATTACGGTGTTCGAGAAAACCTCCACCACGCATATGTCCCTCCCAGGGGCCGGTGAGGAGCCTGGCTGCAGGTCGCGCTGGGTTAAGCGCGGAGCCGCGCGCATGATTCCCTCGCCGCGCGTCCGTCGCCTCCTTCTGGACGGTTGGTCCATAGCCCGTGGCTTTCAATCCATGTCGACATCAAAGCGAGGTGACGCTTATGAAAATTGATCCAGACCGCCTCTCGAACATTGACCTGCGCGAGGCGTCTAACGCTGCCATGGCCGTCATCGACGCCACGCAAATTCGATTCTCTAAGGAAGCCCAACTGGTCGGCCTGTGCGCTGCATTCCGCATCATCGCCGAAGACCAAGGGCTCTCGGTCCCTGAACTGATGGGTCGGGTGACCACCATCATGAACTGGGCCGATGGCCGCAGGCCTGAATTCGCTGCGGTCCAAGCTTACGTCCGCGAAGAACTAAATTAGTGACCCGATCTATGACAAATGGGGTTTTAGATCGAAGAAACACTCTGTACGCCTTCGCTCTCGCCATGGCGAACGACGGCGCGCAGGTGCCTGTCGACATCCTCACGGACCTTCTGGTCGAGGGCGTTGACGTCTCGAAGCTGACTGCTTCAGAGCCAAAAGGAGAAGCTGACGATGAGTAATCTCGCGACCCCCACGTATTACAGCCCGCCCGCCACTGCACGCTATCCTTGGTTGAACAAACCGGACACAAAGTTCGACACGCCAGGCAGATATAAGGTCGACCTGATGGGGCCAGTGAGCCTCGGCGACGAACCCTGCACGAACGCTAAAGGACAGCAGGTAGGCGGCCTCAACGACATCCTTGAGCCCTTGATGGCACTTGCCCGCGAAGAGGCTCAAGAGCAGTTCGACAATATGTCTGAGGCCCGTCGCAAGAAGTCCAAGGCCGCCGTCGAGATGGTGCCTTTTGTCCACGACGTTCTGGATGAGGATGACGAGCCGACCGGCGAAATTTTTTACAAGGTCTCCACCATGGCCGGAGGCACCAGAAAGAGTGATGGTCGGCCCTGGTCTCGCAAACTCACAATCGTAGACCCAGCCGGTCGCCCGACCAATCGGATGGTGACTGGCGGCTCCATCATCCGGGCAGCCTTCACAGCCAAGCCTTATGTCATGGCGACCTGCGCATACGGCGTGAAACTGTACCTGGAGGCCGTCCAAGTTCTGGCCCTGGGGACGAGCAACGGAAGTGCTTCAGGGTTCGGTGTGGTCGGCGACCCGTTTGAGGACGAGGACGACGATCTTCTTCCGTGTGACGTCGAGCACGCCGAGGCCGACTTAGACGATGAATTTTGAGCCAGGCCTTCAGAGACGTGAGGTCGCTCAGGGCGACTTCAGGTCTGGTCTCGAACGGAGGATCGCTAAGAACCTCGGCTCTACAGAGTACGAGTACGAGCGGTGGTTCCTGCGCTACACCGTGCCCTCCCGAGTGGCGCGGTACACACCTGACTTCGTACTCGCGAACGGGATCGTCGTGGAAGCTAAGGGCCGGTTCGTCGCGGCGGACAGGAACAAGCACCTTCTCATCCGGGACCAGCACCCTGACCTGGACCTGCGGTTCGTGTTCTCCAACTCTAAGACGCGGATCACGAAGCGTTCTCGGACGAGCTACGGAGACTGGTGCGAGAAGCACGGGTTTATCTACGCCGACAGAACGATACCTGAAGAGTGGGTGACGTGATGTCTCGCCGCACGGCTCTATCAGGTATCACCGGTGCAGCCGCGACCGCTGTCCTCTCGCGTCTATTTCACGCCGAGGGCAGCTCTGTGATCGGTCGTGAAAACACCGAACTCGTAATCATCCACTGCGCGTTTACACCCCGCACCCACGACATCGGAGTCGCTGAGATTGACCAGTGGCACCGGCAGAAGGGGTGGCTGAGCTGCGGCTACCACTATGTGATCCGACGCGATGGCCAGATTGAAATCGGTCGGGAGCTCATGGTGGCCGGAGCCCACGCCATCGGGTTCAACAACAAGTCCGTTGGCGTCTGCCTGGTTGGCGGCGCGAGCGCAGACCTGAAGCGCTACGAAAACAACTTCGAGGATGACCAGATGGACAGTCTCGAAGCTGTACTCAGACACATCATCGAGGTTTGGCCTGACCTCGTCGTGGCGGGTCATTGCGATGTGGCTGACAAGCGATGCCCAGGGTTCGACGTCCAGAAATGGGCGGAGTCCAAGGGGTTCAGCACACAACAACACCAATCCGGATAGGGAGCCGCAATGCCTCTTGAGCACAGTGAATTTCTGCAACATGAGCCGTGTCCTGAATGCGGCAGCTCAGACGCCATGGCCCGATACTCTGACGGCCACACGTACTGCTTTTCGTGTACCTCCCACGATCTAGCTGCCGCCCCAGCTCACACGCTCGAACAAGTACCAATAGAACAAACTGGTGCGAGGAGATACTCAGCTAACCTCGTAGCAACCGATGTGCAGACTTTCACCGCGTTCAAGAGGCGCGGGCTCACTGAAGAGACAGCTCGGAAGTGGGGCTATACCAAGGGTGTCTACCGAGACCAGACGTGCCACGTCGCGAACTACCGGGACATCTCAGGTCGTAAGGTCGTCGCGCAGAAGATCAGATTGCCCGGAAAGAATTTCGTTTTCCTCGGCGACAAGAAGCAGGCCGCTCCTCTCTACGGCATGTGGCTGTGGCCCTCAGAGGGACGGATGGTCGTAGTCGTAGAGGGCGAGCTCGATGCCCTCTCGATGAGCCAGGCACAGAGCAACCGCTGGCCTGTGGTAAGCGTGCCGTCAGGTGCGCAAGGAGCGAAGAAGGCTGTAGCGGCGGCTTCTGACTGGCTTGAGAAGTTCGATTCAGTCGTCTTCATGTTCGACCAGGATGACGCTGGCCAGGATGCTGCAGTGCAATGCGCTGCGCTGCTCACACCAGGCAAAGCTAAGATCGCCGCGCTGCCGGGAGGCTACAAGGATGCCTCTGACATGCTCCAGGACGGCAACATCAAAGGCATGCTCGACGCGATGTGGCGCGCGCGAGACTATCGACCAGAGGGTCTGGTCCTGCTCTCCGATCTCGAAGAAGAGATCAAGAAGCCTATTGAGCTAGGAGCTCCCTGGCCCTGGAAGTTCCTGACCGATGCGACATACGGACGGCGACCAGGTGAGGTCTACGCGCTAGGCGCAGGCACGGGTGTCGGGAAGACTGACTTCTTCCTTGAGATCATCGCCCAGACAATCCAGCCGAAAGAGACCGGTGGGCTCCACCAGCCTGCGGCGGTCATCTACCTGGAGCAGGGCAACGCCGAGACCGGGCGGCGCATCGCCAGCAAGATCGGACAGCGTCCGTTCCACATCCCGAACGGTGAGTGGACCGAACCAGAGCTGAACGAGGCCGTCCGCTACATGACGCAGGAGTGTGCCCCGTGTCACCTCTATGACCACTTCGGAACGACACAGTGGGACATCATCCGGGAGACGATCCGCTACGCCGTCGTAGGGTTCGGCGTGAAGCACGTTTTCCTCGATCATCTGACAGCGCTGGCTGCCAGTGAAGTGGATGAGCGAAAGGCTCTTGAAGCGATCATGGCAGACATCGCCGGTCTCGCCCAGGAGCTCGGCTTCGCGTTCTACTTCATCAGCCACCTAGCGACACCTGAAGGCAAGCCTCATGAGGAAGGAGCCAGGGTGACGATCCGCCACTTCAAGGGATCGCGAGCCATAGGCTTCTGGTCGCACTTCATGTTTGGGCTGGAACGGAATCAGCAGGCTGACGACCCGGAAGATCAGAACACGACCACCTTCCGCATCCTGAAGGACCGGTACACCGGTCGCAGTACAGGCCTGACCACGGAGTTTGGCTACGACTACGACAGAGCGATGCTTGTGCAGCGCGACGGTGTCATCCCGTTCCCTAGAGGCAGCTCGCTTGATCACCGGCAGGCCACACCAGCCGTGGACGAGGAGATACCATTCTGATGATTCTGATTGCTGACCTAGAAACGAACGGGCTTCTCGACAAGCTGACGACCATCCACTCGCTCGTCCTGCGGGACTTAGAGACCGGCGATCTCGTCCTGTCATGCGCTGCAGCGTCTGACGGCCACCCAAACATCCCTGACGGTCTTGCGCGCATCAATGGCGACGACGTTGAGGGCGTGTGGTGGCACAACGGCCTGGGCTTCGACATCCCCGCCATCGAGAAGGTCTACCCATCCTGGCGTCACGGCCCGACGGTGCGTGACAGCCTCATCACCGCGCGCATGGTTTGGCCCACTCCTGACCTGCGCAAGAGCGACATGGCACGGGTCGAGCAGAAGCGCTTATCCCTGCCGACACGTCTCTACGGCAGCCACAGCCTCGACGCCTGGGGCCATCGTCTTGGAAATTGGAAGGGCGACTACGCTGCCGAGATGAAGGAAAAGGGTCTGGACCCCTGGGCGGCCTGGAACCCTGCGATGCAGGACTATTGCGAGCTGGACACGGGTGTCACACGCGACCTCGTCCTAAAGATCAACGAGCAGAGCTTTTCGTCAGAGAGCATCAACCTGGAGCACGACTTCCAGGAGCTCATGGACCGCCAGCAAAAGTTTGGTCTGCCGGTGGACCTGCACAAGGCTGCCAGTCTCCAGGCCGAGCTCACGCAACTCAAATACGATCTAGGCGTTGAGCTCGAAGAATCATTCCAGCCGTGGTGGAAGCCGGAAGGGCCAGCGGTCGATCCTAAAGCGGACCGCAAGTTGAAATGTCCTGAGCTCGGCACAGTCACGGTTGATCGTGTCTCCGAGAAGACCGGCAAGGCACTCAAGCCCTACGTCGGGCCTGTCCTTATGGAGTTTAACGAAGGCAGTTCATACACGAAGGCCAAGCTCGTCACCTTCAACCCTGCGAGCAGAGATCACATCGCCGACCGGCTGATCAAGCGCTACGGCTGGAAGCCGACAGAGTTCGGCAAAGATGGAAAGCCTTCGGTCACCGACGACATCATCTCGAAGCTTCCCTATGACGAGGCCAAGGTCATCGCTGAGTATCTGATGGTCGGCAAACGCCTGGGTCAGCTCTCGGAAGGACGTGAGGCGATCCTCAAGAGCGTCGGCAAGGATGGCAGGCTTCATGGCCGAGTCATGTCGACTGGAACGGTCACAGGCCGATGCTCGCACTCGAAGCCAAACTGCGCCCAATTCCCGAGCGCCAAAACTCGTGAGGATAGCAACGGCAAGAAGCACCTGGTCTTCGGTAGAGAAGGGGGCTTCGGTGCTGACTTCCGTGATCTCTTCACAGCTCCGAAGGGGATGGTCATGGTTGGCGTCGACGCTTCAGGCTTAGAGCTGAGGTGCCTCGCTCATTACATGCACCGATATGACCAGGGCGAGTATGCCGACCGCTTGTTGAACGGAGACATCCATTCGTTCCACGCGGTAAAGCTAGGGTTTGAGCCTGAGAAGCTGTACCGGATCAAGGGCCGCAACGCGACCGGTCGGGCTCTGGCGAAGACCTGGATTTACGCGTTCCTGTACGGCGCATCGGACGCCACGCTGGGGGAGTACATAAGTCAGGGGCCAAAGGCTGCAGCCAGGCTTCGTGCCTCCTTTCTTAGCGCCTTACCCGCTCTGGACACGCTCACCCATAGGGTCAAGGCGAAGGCCAAGAAGGCGGGGAACCTCACGGCTATCGACGGGCGCAAGGTCAAAGTCAGGTCGACACACGCTGCACTCAACACCTTGCTGCAATCGTGTGGTGGCATCGTGGTGAAGAAAGCCACCGTCCTGGCGCATCAGAGCATCCTTAGCTCTGGCCTTGAGTGGGGCCGAGATTTCGCGAACGTCGCCCACGTCCACGACGAAATTCAATACGCAGCCAAGGAGACCCACAGTGAGACAATTGGAAGGCTTGCAGTGGCCAGCATCCGAGACGCTGGACGGCACTATAATTTCAAGTGCCAGCTCGACGGAGAATTTAGAGTTGGACCTAGCTGGGCCTACACACACTAGGCGCTGCGCTGATTGCGGTGCGCCAGCTCCTGATGACACATACTGCCGCAAGCACAGGGCGATCCGTAACGGCTACCATAACCCACAACGGGTATGGGTGGCCGGTAAATACGCGGGGACACAGCTCGGGCTCGGGATACCTGCCGGTCGCTACAAGAATTGGCGTTCAGCACATGAGACGCGCGTCCGTGAGCTTTACGGAACCGACCTAAAAAGCCTTGAAGCTCCTCATGTGAGTGTCAGGGAAGGGTTCGTGTACGTCATCGCCAACGATGTATGGCCTGGCGTCGTGAAAATAGGGTCGGCGCTCTCTGCTGAGAGCAGGTTGAGGAGCTTCCAGACGAGCGACCCTTACAGAAATTACCGCCTGATTGATTCGCGGTGGTTCGCCGACAGGCGGGAAGCTGAACGCCAGGTCCACCAGAGTCTTGAAGATGCCCGCCAGGGGCGAGGCGAGTGGTTCATGGTCTCGGCAGAAAAAGCTTCTCAAGTTTTATCTGAATGTATGACAATTGGGGAGAATTAGAGGTGCCAACGACCACACTACTCATAGACGCCGACATCGTGGCTTACCGGACCGCAGCGGCGTCTGAACGGCCCCACAACTGGGGCGACGGCGTCTGGTCCCTGACGTGCCACGAAGAGGACATCACCCAAGCGTTTGACCAAACGGTCGAGTACTACGCTGAGCAGCTTGAAGCGGACCGAGTCATTCTCTGCTTCAGCGACCCAAAGCAGAATTGGCGACGAAGTCTCTTCCCAGCGTACAAGTCCAACCGCAGGGACCAGAGAAGGCCGATGCTTCTCAACTGGCTGCGGCAGACCTACATCCCGGATCGATACGAGACCTACCAACGGCAAACGCTGGAGGCCGATGACGTCATGGGCGTGCTTGCGACGAGTAAAAAGCTCGTCTCAGGCAACAAGATCGTCGTGTCCGAGGACAAGGACATGCGCACCATCCCGTGCCAGCTCGTGTCGCCTCGGCATGCTGCAGACGAGGGCTTAACGCTCGCAGACGCGGTCGAGAAGATCACGGAAGATGAGGCCGACTACAACCACCTCACACAATCGCTGACCGGCGACACGGTCGATGGCTACCCAGGCTGCAAAGGGGTCGGACCAGTTGCGGCCAAGCGGTTGCTCAGCGAAAGCGGTGAAGACCGCTGGCAGGCCATCGTCACGGCCTACGAAAAAACAGGCGCAACTGCAGAGGATGCCCTGATCCAGGCGCAGATAGCTCGCATATGCCGCGCCTCCGATTTTAACTTCAAGACAAAGGAGGTGATCCCATGGATGCCGCACTCGACGACGACGATATGATTCAAGGGGAAAGGACAGAAGCCCCCCTGCTGTTCAAGGTACACAAGCAAAAATCTACCGCCGACACCGCAGACCCGCCGACTTACGATCTCACAAATCCAGAACACTACAAGCAATGGGTGATCGAACCGCTAGAATTCATTCAAGAGAACGATCTTGAGTTCTGGCGCGGGAACATCATCAAGTACGCAATGCGGGCTGGGTTCAAGGCATACCCTGGTAAGGACGCTACACGGTCTGAGATTGCTGATCTCCAGAAGGTGAAAGCATACGCCCACAAGCGCATTCAGTACCTGACGGGGGAGGACTACTGTGTTTAAGGATGTCCTGAAAACCGTATCTACTGCGATCAAGTATCTGATTGCTCGCGCTGAATGTGTTCGTCTTTTCCTCACACAAACAAGAGTGTCTTGCGAGCGCCACAGCCTCAACAGCGATGACGTTGCGTCCGATACAGAAAAGGCTGCCGGCGGGCTTCTTGTTGGTCAGGACGAACAATTCTCATTTGTTCAGGTATACCGCTTCAATTCACGACAGCGCCGCGTGCGTGAGCTCTGGATAGGCCCCTGGGCGATCAAATTGAGGTGGCCTGTCTGCAACATTTCCGGCGCTGTATGGCCTAAAGAGCTCCGCTGACACGGCGAATAAGGCCCACTTGAGAGCTATTGTCCTTGCAACATTGCATTGTAAAGCTCGCTGAGTGCACTCTAAGGACCTCAATAGTACCCTTGTACCAGAAAAGAGGTAAAACGCACCAGCGGGCCTCTAAATGCATTTATGACGACATTAGCGTATTTACCCCCTACCACCGAAGCGAAGCTCCCATCGCTGTCGGTGGACTGGCGAGGCTCAGGTTTTCCCAGACGTGTGCAAACACACTCAACGGCAATCCCCTCGCACGCTCACGATCCACGAGGGCATCCGCGAGGGCACCCACAAGGATGACCTGAGCCATCGCCTGGACTCTTAATGAGAGGCCAATTGAAAAGCAAAAAAGCTGTCCAACACCAGCAGAATTTCCCTCTGATACCTGAGGACCTGATGGATGCGATGGAGGGAGCATTCCCTCTTCGAAATCCACTGCCTGGAACAACCTACGAAGACATGCTTCGTGCCGCAGGACAACGCGACGTTATCGATTTCCTGCGCCACAGATTTGACCAGCAATCAGCGGCAGCCCGATCCGGTGAGTCAACCCTCCCGCTCGGCCTGCTACGCTAGAGGAACGAGACTATGTGCTTAGCCCCAGATGTGCCAGCGCCTCCCCCAGTAATCGTACAGCAGCCAAGACCGCCAGCTCCTAAGGCTGAGAAATCACAGGCTGCGCCAATCATCGGTGATGAAGGCAAACTAGCCGCGACAAACAAGGATGATGCGGCTGCACGGCGCAGGACAGGCATTCAGTCCCTCATCGTTGATCTTAAGACGCCCTCTCCAGGCGGCTCAGGTCTCAACCTGCCAGGGGCCTAATCAATGCTGAACCAAGGCACCGCGGAGCAGCGCTACAGCCGTCTTGAGCCAGACCGTGAGCCGTTCCTGACGCGCGCACGAGACTGCTCGAAGCTCACCATACCAAGCCTGATGCCCCCGGAGGGGAACACAGGATCGAGCTACTTCCACAGCCCTTATCAGTCTGTCGGAGCCAAGGGTATCAAGAACCTGGCGAGTTCGCTGCTTCTGACTCTCATGCCTCCGAACGACCCGTTCTTCCGCCTCACGGTCCCTGCAAGCCTTGAGGATGAGATCAAAGAGATCGAGAGTCGGCCAGGCGGAGAGACATTCCGCACAGATTTAGATCGCACCCTGGCCAAAGTTGAGAGGCAGGTTCAGAGCGCTGTCGAGTCTGGTGGTGATCGATCAGATATCAATGAGGCGTTCTTACACCTGCTCAATGAAGGCAATGTCCTCCTGACGATCTTCAAGGAAGACACGCGCGTCTATCACCTGGACAGCTACGTGTGCCGCCGTGATCGCAAGGGCACCCTTCTGGAGCTAATCATCAAAGAGACTGCCAGTTTGCAGTCACTCCCTGATGACTTCGTCGAGAAGATCACACCTCGATTGAAGAAAGCCAGCGCTGACAGCGGCAAGGACCGAGAGGTCGAGCTCTACACGCGCGTATGGCGCGACGGCAACTGGCTGCATTCACGACAGGAAGTTGCTGGCGGTGTGGTCCCAGGGTCAGAGGGTAAGTACAAGCCTGAAAGCTCACCGTTCATTGCCCTGCGCTTCGCCAAGGTCAGCGGCCAGTCATACGGTCGAAGCTACGTCGAAGAGTTCTATGGTGATTTGCTATCGCTAGAAGGACTGACGCGAGCAATCGTCGAGTCCAGCGCGGCTGCGGCCAAGACGTTGTTTATGGTGGACCCGAACTCGATCACCGAGATCGAGGACCTGACCACGGCTGAGAACCTTGAGTTCGTCACAGGATCGAGCACAGACGTGTCAGTCCTGCGCATGGACAAGACCGGGGACTTTTCCGTGGCACGCGCCACAGCGGATGCCATCGAGAGTCGACTTGAAGAAGCCTTCCTGATGCGCACGTCGATCCAGAGGGATGCTGAGCGAGTAACCGCTGAAGAGATACGCTACATGGCTGGCGAGATCGACGACGGTCTTGGCGGCCTGTTCAGCCTGTTGGCTCAGGAATTCCAGCTCCCGTATATCAAGCGGAAGATGGACACGATAGCAGGCCTCCCGAAGCTCCCGAGCTTAGGTATTGAGCCTGTGATCATCACCGGACTCGAAGCTCTTGGTCGGGGTCAGGACCTGCGCAAAGTTGAACGGGTCATGCTCGGGATGGCACAGGTCTTCGGGGCCGAGTCGGTCGCATCGAGAGCAAACTTCGATGTGATCGTTTCCCGGTACGGGGCAGCCCTCGGCGCTGATCTAAGCGGCCTGTTCAAGACCCAACAGCAACTTCAGATGGAGGCGCAGCAGGCTCAGATCGCTCAAGCCGCTGCAGCGTCTGCCCCAGGAGTAGCCCAGGAGCTCACGAAGGGTGCGGTGGCTGCCCGACAAACTCCTGAATAGTCCCACAACCAAAGGAGCCCACAATGATAGGCAGGCCTGAGATTGATCTTCTTTCAGAGGCATCCACTAGCGGACAACCTTACGCTGCAACTTCGACTTCCAACTTCAATGGCGATCTGGAGGCCGTCGCTAAATCGCGCAACGCTGCGAGCATCAATAAGGTTGCTGCAAAGACAGCGAAGAAGGGCAAAGGAAAGGGAAGGCGAAAGCCAACTCTAAGCTCATCCCCTGATGTCGATGGGGAGCGGACGCTCAATGGCAACATCATCAAGAGGTTCTGAGAATGGAGGTCAAGACAACAGCCGTTTCAGAAGGCCCGACAGGCCCTCTCGCGCCTGGCGATGTTAGTTCTGACACTGACCCTGATGCTGCTACTGCCAGCTCTCCTGACGGTGGGAGCGATAGCAATTCTTCTGAGGGTCCGGTAATCCCAGAATGGGCTGATGAGAAATTCAGAGTCGTCCGTGACGATGGCACATTTGATGCCGACGCCACAGCAGCCAAACTGGCTGAAAGTTACCGCGAGCTTTCGTCGAAGATGGGCGCTAACTCTGATGCTGACACTGAGACTGGCGAAGCTGCAAAGGCCGCTCTCACGAGTGCTGGAGTAGACGTCCCGGCGCTTCAGGCGGAGTTTGACAAAGACGGACAGCTATCCGATGCGTCGTACGACAAGTTGGAAGGAGCAGGCTTTGATCGAGCAACGGTCGACCGGTACATCGAGGGTAACCGTGCGCTAACGCAGCTCGCTGATATTGAAGCCGAACGGCTGGTCGCTGAGTGCCAGAGGGTCCTCGGGGGTGAGCAGTCGACAGCCGAGAAGTTGAACTGGGCTGCAGGCAATCTCAGCGAAGAAGACCTGAACTTCTACAATGAGCAGGTATCGTCGGGCTCAATCCCTAAGGCTCGTGCTGGTGCTGAATGGCTCGCCGCGAAATACAACGAGATGAACGCGGCAGAGGCTGGAATGATTCGGGACACGAGCGCGAACACGACCACAACCAACTTCAACAGTTGGCGAGAGGTCATGGACGCTCGTAGTGAGCGAACATCCAACGGGAAGAAGCGGTACCACGTTGACCCCGCTTACCGTGCTGAGGTCGATGCAAAGTTGAGCCGCAGCAATCTTTAAGTGACCCCCTGCGCTGTTCCACTGTGGAGCGGCCCAGGGTTCGGTGGCAGGGGTGGGTCGAGATAGTGCGTGGGCCTTCTCCCTGCCCCTGTCGCCCCGTTTGGTGATGATATTTGAAGCTAGTCACACTTGCCTATCACGGCGGTGACTTGCCCAACCGAGAACAGCAAGCATGTATGAGCCCATCGCTGAGGCACCGGATAACTCGGAATTGCGCTGATGTTCGAGGGCTGGAGCACAACCATCCTTCAAATATCAACAAGACAATGGAGTAGCCACCATGGCAGCCCCAAATATGACCGTCAGCAACCTGGGCCAGGCGAATGCCACAGGCGCTGATGACGCACTCTTTCTTCAGGTGTTCGCCGGTGACGTTCTCGAAGCCTTCGAGGAAGTCAACACGACCATGGGCCGACATACCGTTCGTACAATCGAATCAGGTAAGTCGGCATCATTCCCGAGTACATGGCAAGCCACTGCGGCTTACCACACGCCAGGCAACCAGATCATCGGTGATCAAATCCGGCACAACGAGCGGGTGATCAATATCGATGACCTGCTTGTCAGTTCGGCATTCATCGCCGATCTCGACGACGCGAAGAATCACTTTGATGTGCGCCGCATTTACTCGGCTGAAGTGGGTCGCGCGCTGTCCTACAAGTTGGATGAGAATGTTCTCCAGGTAGGCGTCCTGGCTTCGCGTGCAGCGGCAAACATCACGGGTGCGCACGCAGGTACGGCAGTTGTCGCTGCCACCGCAGGCACTGACGGCTCCGTCATGCAGGGTGCGCTCTTCGACGCCGCCCAGGCTATGGATGAGCATGACGTACCGGCGACCGAGCGCTATGCGTTCGTGAAGCCCGCCCAGTACCACCTCCTGGGTCAGACATCGAATGTCCTGAACGCAGAAATCGGTGGCATGGGCTCGATTGCCCGCGCTCAGGTTCCCTGGGTTGCGGACCTCGAAGTCGTGAAGACCAACCACCTGCCTACTACGGACATGAGTGGTGACTCGGCGACGGGCCAGAACAATACGTACCTGGCAGACTTCTCGAACGTGACGGCCCTCGCGATGCACAGCTCGGCGGTCGGCACGGTTAAGCTTCTCGATCTGTCGGTGCAGATGACCAGCGACGAAGTCCGCGCCATGTGGCAGGGCACACTCATTGTTGCGCGTTACGCTCTGGGCCACGGTATTCTCCGCCCGGAGAGCGCTGTCAGCGTTACCTCGTCCTAATCACCAAGAGCTTTGATCTAGGGGAGGCTCCTACCCAGGGGCTTCCCCTTTTTTTTAATCCTCATCCGACATCGGAAAACAGGACATAGATATGACTACACCAACCTCGCAGCTAGATGCAGTGAACTACATGCTGGCAAGCATTCAAGAGGCCCCGGTGTCATCGCTTGAGGGCACTAACGTCGACGACGTGGCCACTGCAGTTAGCGCCCTGGATAGAGCTTCACGGTCGGTGCAAAAGAGGGGCTACCGCTTCAACACGGAACCTGATTTTGAATTCACTCCTGATGCGGACGGGTTCATCAATCTGCCTTCGAGCACACTGAAGGTCGTCATCAAACGAGGGCGCTACACTGAGGACCCTGTGTGGCGCGGCACTCGGCTATACGACCGCAAGGACGGCACATACGTCTTTGACCGGAACATCAAGGCCGACGTGACCAAGATGCTGGACTTCGAAGACATGCCCGAAAGCGCCCGAGAGTACATCTTCACGAAGGCTGCCAGGGTCTTTCAACAGCAGACCATAGGCGACGACGACCACTACAGCTTCACCGCACGAGACGAACAGATATCTCGCGCCGAGTTCATCAATGACATGCAGGACGGAGCGTCGAACAACATGGTCAGCGGGCCTGGCATGGAGTGGATCGCAACGCGGAGAGTCCGCTAGATGCCTACGAACCAGACAGTTCCAAACCTGGTCAACGGCATCTCTCAACAGCCCGCGAGCATACGGCAACCGACGCAATCAGAGTACGAGTACAACACGTTCCCCTCCGTCGTAGACGGACTAGGCCGCAGGCCTCCTACGCAGTACGTCGCGGCCAAAAGCTACACCGGCACACTGCCGAGCGCTCACATCCACTGGATCGATAGAGACGCATCCGAACGCTACGCCGTCGCCATCATGGATGAAGCTATCAAGGTCTTCGACCTGAGCGATGGAACAGAAAAGACTGTGACAGCACCAGGCGGTCTCAGCTACCTGGACACCACCGACCCTGAGTCAGACTTCCGTGCGGTGACCGTGGCTGACCACACGTTCATCGTGAACCGGTCAATATCGGTAGCAGCCAGCTCCAGCACGACGGCGACACGGACCCCAGAGGCGCTTCTCAACGTCCGCCGAGGTGATTACGGGTACAAGTATGTCGTCTACATCGATGGTGTCGAGAAGGCTTCGTTTACGTCGTCATCGACCGACGTATCGCTGATTACGACCGACAACATTGCCGAAGAGATCAACACGCTTCTTACTTCATCCATCGGGTCGGACTTCACCATCCGGAGGTCCGGCCATGTCCTGCATCTCTTTAGAACCGACGGGGCATCCTTTGATGTCCGAGTGGAAGACTCTGAGTCTGGGGCCAGCTTCAAGGCGATCACAGATAGAGTTCAGGATTTCATTGACCTACCAACCATCGCGCCCAACGGCTACCGCTGCAAGGTGCAGGGTGACCCCAGCAGTGTCTTTGACGATTACTACGTCGTCTTTGAAGCGGATGACTCGACCCAAAACCTCGACAGCGGGGTGTGGTTAGAAGGCACAGCCGCAGGGATCACAGACGGTTTATCTGCGAGCACCATGCCGCACACCCTGGTGAGGAATTCCGATGGAACCTTCACGTTCGAGGCCGCGACCTGGTCGACCCGCTCTGTCGGTGACCTGACGAGCACGCCAGACCCAAGCTTTGTCGGTAAGAAGGCGAACAACGTCTTCTTTGCTGAGAACCGCCTTGGCATCCTGTGCGGCGCCAACATCGTCATGAGCCGCACCGGCGAGTTCTTCAACTTCTTCCGGGAGTCGGCCCTCACCACGATTGATTCAGACCCTATCGACATCCAGGCGCCAGACGACGAGGTTCATGAGCTGGAGTACGCAGTTCAGGTCGAACGAGGGGTTCTCTTGTTCAGCCGAACAGCTCAATTCCACATGGGTTGGGACCCATCCCTGGCTGTCGATCATCTCTCGATCACGAAAGAGACGGAGTACAACACAGCGGTCGAAGTTCAGCCAAAGAATGCCGGCGCGGTCGTCTTCTTCCCCGAAGCAACGAGCGACTTTGTTAGCGTGCGGGAAATCCATCCCGCCGACATCGAGTCCGTGGATGGAGCTCCCAGCATCACAGCGCACATCCCCAAGCTGATTGCGGGGCCGATCAGAGACATAACTGCATCACCTTCTTGTTCGACGCTGGCACTGCTGGCGAACAGTGACAACCGCATCTTCGTCTACCGGTACTACTGGTCCGGCACCACAAAGCTGCAATCCGCCTGGACAATCTGGCAGATGGCCGGGACAAAGGTCCTCTCGATCTACTTTGTGGACCAGACGCTATACCTCCTGATGCAGCACAGCGACGGTGTCTACCTGGAGTCCGTGAACACGAGCGAGGGCCAGATCGACCCGAACACGCAGACGCAGGACGCCTATGGCCTCGTGACCAAGTATGGCTGGCTGTGCCACCTGGACCGCAGGATCACAGAAGCTAGCCTGGTGTCGCGCACATACGATGCAGCCACCGACCGGACAACCGCAGTCTTGCCGTACGACGCTGACGACCAGACGCTGAAGGTTGTGACGAGAGACGACGGAACGTCCTCTGCTCCTGGTGTT